AGTTCTGTCTTGGCAGTAGCTAAAGCGACGCCTTGATCATTCACATCAGCTTGCAGGCCAGTTCTAACTGACGATATATCCGCGTTAAGGTATTTACGGTCGCCATACCTACCAAGAACGTCCTGTAGTGTTAATGTGGCAAGCTCTTCCTGTTCATCAATAAGGCTTCGAGTATCTACAAGGCTCTGAGTTATAGACGCCCCATCAATGGCTGCAATCTCAGACTCCGCAGTTGTAACCCTACCATCTAAAGCAGTAAGATCAGACGATGAAGCTTTAGTGCTAACCGAACCTTGCAACACAGTTATGTCAGAAGTAATGTCGGATACTTTCACTTTGCCTTCTGTAACATCAAAAACTGTGCCAGATGCTACAAGACCGATCCTAGCGGTATCTCCTGCTTCTTGAACTTGGCCTGTACCTGTGCCAGCGCCACTCGCATAGAACGTATGCCCTACAGTGTTACTGTCAGCACCAAAGCTAGTAAAGTCTGTCGTGCCTACAGCGTAAATTGTATAGGTATTGCCCGACACCATTTGACTTGCGCCTAGTACAGTTCCACCGCCATCAACTGTAAGCTCTACATCATCAACTCTGGCGATCAGGCTGTTAAGAGATGCAAGGTCTGAGCTATCCAAAACAGCAGCAGCAATTTCATTGTCTACATAAGTCTGGGTTGCCCTTAGCTCGATAGCAGTCTCAGCAGCATCAAGATCAATCTGTACTTGGTTTACAGTATCACCAAGCGATGTGACCGCCTGAATAGTGACCTCACCTGTGCTTGCGTCTACAACAATACCAGCGTCAGTAATTGTGCTTTCTGCGTCACTAACAGCCACAGCCAATTCAAGCGTCTTAGTCGCCAAATCCTCTGCACTAGCTTCTAGCTCCTGAACCGCATCAACGCTCAAATCATACGTTGTCTGAGTAACGTAATCTGCTAGATCAGTTGTATCTGCCTTGCCTGTGATTGTAGCCTGTAGAGAACTGTCAAGCGACTCATAGGGGATGATAGCTGTGCCTAAATCATCCGAAGTGATCAGCTTAGATGTAGAACTTTGTGGCCCAACAAATGCAGATGAGTTGCCAGAGAAGTCTGTGGCCCTAACCCAATAGTATCTTGTCACATTAGGACTAAGGTTGCCCCTGACAAAGTTAGAACCTGACGATCTGCCTACAGATACAGCATTAGCAAAGTTACTATCTGTGCTTTCATAGATTTCTGCATGGCTAAAGTCAGCATCAGCAGGGTTAGTCCATGATATATCTATGCCTCCAAGAAGCCCCGTAGCTGACACAGAAGTAGGCACTGCTGGCGCTGTAGTGTCACCCCCAGAGGTAGCTGTAGCTGAAGCATACGCGCCCCTGTAGCCTGTCACAGATACGCTTCTAACTCTTACTGTATATTCAACGCCATCTACTACGGGCGCTAGTGCTACAGAATTATCTGAAGTCGTAAAAGTTGTTTTGTTGACGCTGGATGTCTGGCCCCACTCAACCTCATAGTAGCTTGTGAAAGCATTAGTCGAAGCGGTCCAACTGGCTACAAGGCTATTCTCTACTGTACCGTCACCTTGAACCTCAGACCCACCATCAGAAAGGGTAAGCCCAAGAGTGTTAGTCCCAGAGGATATTTTTGGTAGAGTAGTGTCGTTGCTTGTTATTGCTACTTCTTCAGCGTTCCAATCAAAGGCTGCTTCGGAGGTTTCCCTTAGTGTCAGGGTTACTCTTAAGTCTCCAGCGTCCTGATTAGATGCAAAGTTCCAGCCTACAACCTCAAACTCTTTAGCTGTAAACCCGTAACGCTCGTTAGTAAACCCTACAATGTCCCCAACTTCAACATTAAATGCTTCCAAACCAAAGTCAGCACTAAAGGTCATTTGCTCACGTCCACGGAACAAAGTAAGTTTAGCTAGACGTTGTGCAGCAGATGCACTTGTTGTAAAGGGTAGTGGTAAGTCTAACGAGGACTCCTCACCATTATCTTGGCCTAAGAAAGCACTCGCTTTACCTGTACCTGAGCCTACACCTGTAGCAGTAAAGGTAACACCTACCGTATTAGAGGATGCACCTATAGCTGCAAAGTTAGTGTTGCCAGCATCAGTGATTGTATATACGTCACCTACAACAAAGCTACCAGCATCAGTAGAGCTAGAGAACTTAGGGTAGTCCGCAGTAACCCAATTCTGAGCAGCATCATTAAATGTACCAGTAACAAAGTTAAAGTTGTCACGGATAGTAGTTCTTGTGTCTAGGCTGATAGAGCTACGCAGGTCATCTAAGGTTAAGGTCTTGACAGGAGAAGAGTAAGCCCCTACCTTAAGACGCCAGTTGCCTGAACCCCAGAAGAGGGAACCCGCACAAGCTGTAACCATATCTCCAAGTACATCACCTGTAGGCCTTCCCGATTGGACAATGCCATTGATCTCGTACCTGTTCTCTGTACCGCCACCTGAGAGAGTGATATTTTCGTCACACTCGTTAGCCGCAGCAGAGAAGTAAACATCATCAACCGAAGTATCTGACAAGCCATAAGCGGATACAATATAGTCCCTGATACAAAGAGCCGCATTGTTACTGTAAGCTGTAGTAGTATTCCTTGGGTCGTATACCTTCTTACCCTCAACTACCGCAGTAACAGTAGGTACACCACTAGCAAATACCTCTTGGTCATACTCGTACCTGACGTACAGATAGGCTACACCTAGACCTTTAAAGTTAGAGTCTACACTAGTCTCAGAGACTAAGTCTGCATCGGCTGTAGTTTGGCTACCATCGTACTTCTTAATACGTATCTTACTAGACCAGTTGACTTCTTCATCCCCTGAACCTGTAGTCTCTACAAAGTCACCACTGAACGTAGCTACTTGGTCGTTAATGTATATGTCGCCAATGCTGTTTACTTCATGGCCAGCCAAGCTGATGATCTGGTGCAGGTAAGTGTTGTCGTCTCCTGTAGATTCGTAGAAGGTAATGATCCCACCCTTACGAACCTTACCATACACAAAGTCCTGTTCTGCTACTCCGTTAATACTGTTCTTTAAGATAGTGCCAGAGTTAGCTGCCCCAAAGTCAGGCTTAGGTGTCAAAGCAGACATAGCCCAAGATGTAACTAGGGAAGTAGCTATGTACCCAACAATTAAAGAGCCAAACTTTGTTGCTGCGATAGAGGCACCTACAGCCCCGAGTTTACCTAGTATCGCTGAACCTACTGCCGCTGCCATATCAAGACTCCTTTACGCAGGTCTAACCCACGCCTCATGTATATATTCTAATGGTAGGTGCAGTAGGCCCTCCTTAGATAAGAAGACTGCCTTAGTACCCGTACAGATACCCATAGCTACACCTATGACCCACCTCCGAGCTTCTTTGGTTGTTACCAATGCTCCAAGAGGGGGTACGTGATCTACACGCTTAAGTTTATTGTCTACAGCAGCAGAGAAGCTACTAAACCCAAACTCTTTCTTTAGTTCTGACTTACGTAGGTGCTTAGTGCCTTGCATATACCTACCTAGCCAATCATCAGCCCAACCCTCACCATACATAGCAACATAGGCTGAGTTAGTGAAGGTTAGACAGTCATGCTCCCCCCAAGAGAAGGGCTTATCTGAGACTGACTTAAGGTATTCGTTTAGGCTTTCTCTCTGCCCCATAGTACGTCCTTATTCTGCAACCCTGTGACGTAAGAAAAGAAGGTATCGCCGGGGTGCCTAGCTGTGTGGTTCTCTTCTGTGTACCTACGGTTACTAGCTTTCTCTAAGCGTATAAGCTTACTCTCAACACCTAAAGTGATTGTACTACTTTCGCCACTGTCCTCAATAGTCATAGTGTTCATAATACCACTAAAGACTTCTACCGGGTCAGAGGTGTCTGTAGTACCGAAGTAAACCTTACACTCACGTCTTTGGTATGGTTCACCTATAGCCAACTCTACTAGAGAAGTAGGTACACCCGACAAGGTTAGAGTGATACCCCTAGCTGACAAGTCACTCACTTCCTCTAGGCCACTAACAGAAAGAAGATTACCTGTACCTAGAAAGGTGTTGCTGAATATAGTACGATCACCATAGCCAGTCCAGAACCTTATCGGGGCACTATCAAAGTCTAAGTCTACAGCATAATAAGGGTAAACCTCGGGCTGGCTCAGTGCAGTCAATAGTGCTGTAGGTACTGTACGTGTCATGTTCTTATTGCCTCTCTAGCCCCAAAGGATATGCCATACTGACTAGCTTCATTAATACTGTAAGATTGCTCATTACTAGCCAACTCAAATATACCTGTAGTGTTCTCTACTGTAAGAGTTGCGTTATTTGCAATGCTAGTCCGTACATTAGGCCATACATCTACAGTAGCTTCCCCAGAGGAATTAGTGTCAACATCAGCTAGAACTTTAAATAACTGTCTAGCACCACCTGTACCTACTTGTAGATAGTCCCCGGCCTTCAGGTAATCCGTAATACTCGTAGGGGCACCATCTAAGCTAATAGAACTCCCAGAGGAGACAGCAGCACTCGTAGCAATAACATCTGAGTTCCTAGCTGAACCTCTAGGTGTGACAGCATTAGGATCACCTAAGTAGAAAGTTCCTAGTTGGCCACGTAGGGATAAAAGGAAAGCTATCCAATCTTCAGCCAAGTCCCTACGTATACTAGGTAGGGTTACATCAGCATACCAAGAACTACCTGAGTACGCATGGACTTGACCAGAGAAGGTAAAGGGAGAAGTAGACCTAGCTACAGCGTTAGTTGCCCTCAGTTCTATCTGAGCCATTCCAATGCTTGTAGGTAGAGACAGAGGGTAACTAATAGCCATTACGAGAAGGCCCTTCCATATGATCCGCCACGTCTCTTAGCGTCTACAACAGCAGACTTTGCGCTTTGAGCAATCTGTGGCATAAGTTGTTTAATCTCTGAGCGTACAGTTTGTTGTACACCTGTAGAAACATTAATTGTTTGGTTGACTACTACAGTTTCGCCTTTAGAGCCGTTCATAGCCTTAGCAGTAAGATCAGCGTTCATAACGTGCCCTCTGTTCTGAGGTACGATAAGCTCTGGTCCTTTCTCTCCTACTAGGTAAGGGGTGCCTGACATAACAGTACCCCCCGAGGCTTTACCAAAGATACCGCCTAAGAAACCCATAATGCCTGTTCCAGCCTCGAAGCTACCAACCATACGCTTTACTACAAGTACGCGATAGAGTTCAGCTATAACACTCTTAGCCATATCCTTGAAGGCATCTTCTACAGACTTAGTACCATCTACCATAGCCATAAAGCCACTCTCCAAGGAGGACTGCACTGTACCATAGAGGGCCTGTGTTTCCTTTATCCTAGCCAGCTTGAGGTTATAGACTTCTAGCTCTTTTACTGTGTTGGCTATCTCTTGGTCTGAATACTTTATCTTAGAGTTAGCCATAGCTCTTTCTACTTGGGCCTGTTCCCTACTGACACCTAATAGTTTAGTGTCTAAGGCTATGCGCTTCTGTAGGTCTAGTAGGGCGTTTCGAGCGGCAGAACTTGTTTGGCTTACCCCAGTCTTACGAGGTCTGTTTCCCTGAGGGTTCTCTCTGTCCCTTGTGATAACACCTGAAGTCCCTGCCTCACCTCTCGGGTCAAAGAAATCTACATTACCCCCTACGAGTTTATCTAGGCGGTACCCTCTTGCAGCCCTTAAATTATCTGCGAGTTTCCCAGCAGCAGTGGCAGCAGAACTGATGTTGGTTGTCATGTCTGTATTTGAAATGTCCTCCATAACTCCTGCGCTTGATGCAGCCGCTTTTAGCACTAGGTCGAGTTGAAATACCATGTCCGCAATAGAGTCCGGCATTTCCTCTGTAGTCGAAAACATCCCACTTAAAGAATCTTGCGCCCTTTTAGCTGCTTCGGCTATAGATTCTGGACCTTTTGCACTTTCAAGGGTATTCAATGCTCTATTCAGAGTTTGTGCTTGGTGAGAGCTAAGACCCATAGCTTTAGCGGAGGCATTTACCGCATCGCTGGCATCGGAAACAGCTTGATCCATATCTTCGAACTGGGACTTGTTATGTACAGTCCTTTCACCTAAAACATTCGCCATCTCTGTGTGGTTTTTTAGCTCTTGGTTGAATCTCCCCAAGTCGATCATGAAGCCACTTAAGCCGCCGCGCATCTCTTCTGTCGCCCCCATTAAGGAACCTACAGCTTTTGTTACTTGAGCTTGGGCGACTAGCCTAGAGGACTCCTTCACCGCGACTGCGAAACTGCCGTACTGTTCTGTAAGGTCTTCTACTGGGGTCAAGGCCACTTTAGCTGCCGAGGTTGAGGCTTTGAGTGATTTTGTCAATAGGTCTACAGAGCCACTACTCTCTTCGGCGGCATCTCTGGTCCTAAGAAAGGCACCTGCTATAGCTGAGACTACAGGCACAATAACACCTAGTGCAGAGAAAGCCACGATAGCTCTTGTACTGGTAGCTAACATAGAGAACGTACCAATAAGCTGTGTAGCCTGTTGACTAAATGCAATGAGAGGGTTTGTGCCTGATTGAACCTGTACTGCAAAGTCACCAAACTGATAACCTGCCTGTTGAGCAAGAACACCTGTCCTGTTAGCCCTTTTACCTACAACTTGAACATGAGAAGCTGCGTTCTTTGAGGCTACTGTCAACCTGTTTGTAGAGTTAGTCAGTTGATCCGTAGCTTTAGAAGATTGATAAACCTCCCGAGAGTACTTAAACAAAGAGTTTCTAGCGGCTATAGAACCCCCAGAGACCCTCTGAAATTCTGTAGCTAACGTCGCTATTCTTTTGTTAAACTGCTGTGTGGTAATCTGGCCTTTTTGCTCTGCGCTTACTAGCTTCTTTATCCTGCCTTCAATAGACCCTAGTTTCTTGAGAGACTTGTCAAGTTGGCTGTCTTCAGATATAAACTTAAGATTAATATTGTTATTAGCCATTAGCCACCCTCATATACACTCTGTCAATACTCATAATAGCCTCTATATCTCTAGTGCTAACTACAGTATTGGTAAGTTCTTTCCACGCTTTAATTTGTTCGTAAGTTATCGGGTTGGGTCCGCTAAATCCAGCAGTTCTACTATTGCTCAACGAAATAAAGGCAGACCAAACATGAGACACTAACTCAGGGAACCTTGGTCCCTCTAGTTCTTGTGGCTTACGTCCGATCTGCCTTTCTACTTGTTCTAAATGTTCTCGTACTGTCACACCATCCTGATCGGGTTTATTTAGGGAGAATGTGTGTTCAGCAAACTCCTCTAGTTGACCAATCAGGCTTAAGTAAAAGCCTCAAAGGAACCTAGAGCCTCCTCAAGTTGAGGTTTCAGCCAGAAGAGTTCTTCATAGATTTCTTTAGCTTTAGCTTCTGTCAGCTTAATCTGCTTATCATCGTAAGTAATGTTCCAAGACTTAGTAGCTTTAGCTAGAAGCTCAAGGGATGCTTCGTCTAGGTCTTTAGCTTTAATATTCATGTCGCCAGTACCTTGTGCTGCCTTGAGGCGCTTATCGGTCTGCTCGTACATAGCTTCTTTGTATACCTTAGCGTGAGGTGCATAAAGTACGATAGTCATATTACTACCATCTTTGTTAGTCAAAGGCTCACCATTAACTGGGTGCTTCACTGTAACTTCTACGTCATCACTCTTAGGTGTAAAATCTTTTAAATCCATTGTCGGGTTCCTTTATGTTTATAGTCGGGTTAAGTTAATTGGGGCCAGCACCACCCGACATAGCACTAGCCCCTCCCTTACGGGATTCTTATGAGCGTGTGATCTTCAGGTTAGTAGCTTCTGTGCTATCATACAGTGCCACAAAAGACATGCTGATAGTTATGCTGTTAGGTCCATCTACACCTACGTCAGCACTGTTAATCTTGACACGAGGGAATAAGAAGGTATATTCATTAGAGCCTGTAGGATCATCTACGGATACAGACAACTCAGTTTCAGTCTCATTCAAGAAGCGAGTAATAAGGGCTGCGTCCTCAAAGTATGCGGTGAGAGTACCTTCGATCTCAGCACGTCCAACTTCCAAGGCTGGGGCACTATCGTCACCAATAACAAAGGTGGGCGCGAAGGAATTGTTCAAGGTAAAGTCGATACCTGTCACGACACCGGATGCAGAGGAAGCACCTACGTTACCAATAGCTACGGCACCTGAGTATGCGTCAAATGGTGCATTGCCTGAGGCTGCGTCTTGGGTCTTCTCTGTGGCACCGATAGTCATATCCTTACCAACCATAGTGAAGGTAGAAGTAACCATCTGTTTAGGTGCGATAGACAAGGCAAGAGAGGATACTGTACAACCCGTGAACAGTCTGGCTTGGTCAATATCAGCAGCGTAGTCTTCGATAGAGAAATACTTAGGTGTAGTACCAACCTTGAGTACGTCTGTAGCCCAAGTGTTAAGCATTGCAGACTCTAGGAAAGCATCATAGTCACCCTTACGTAGGTCAACTACAACATCACCACCAACTTGACGATTGCCATGACGATCCACGCGAGGCATACGGTCAGCTTGAATATCGTTACCTGCTACTCGATCTTTAGTGAGGTTCAAGGATTGTGTACTGAAGGGAAGGTTAGTAAAGTTACCTGCTGGCGTAGTACCGAAAGTAGACTCCACAATGTAGGATAGGCTAGAGCGTGAACCCTGTGCAAATGTAGGCATTTAATTCTCCATTAGTTATATATGTACCAGCCAATATCAACTGGGATAAGATACCAAGGGGCATCGACAAGGGCGTTACTTCTCTCGGCGTAAGAAATGAAAACTGTGTAGTCTGCACTTCCGTCGTTGTATGTTATGTCTGTAGTAGCCTCGAAGCGTTCTAGTAGCTTCTTAACAATAGCTTCACAGGCGGAGGGTCCAGTACCTTCAGGGGAATACACGTTAAGCGAGAATATACCTTGATACCTCTGTTGCGGGTTAAGTCCTATTACGTCAGGTCTACGAAGGGTTGGGGTATAGGCTACCTTAATGAAGCTCTGACCTGTCGTAGGGCTGTATGTGACGTTCTCATAGGCTATGTCGGGTAAACCTGAGGTGCCAGCTAGGTGAGTCTCTAAGGCCGCTCTTATGATAGGGTTAATGTCAGCCATAAAGATTCCTCAACCTTGCAAATATCTGGTATCCGTTAGGAGGCTTAGGTCCGGGAGGATGTGCCCCACCTGCAACACCACGTTCAACAAAACCAGCATGATTAGCGTCATTACGAAGGGTATAAGTCTTAGTCTCTGTAGGATCATTGTTAGCGAATACAGACTTAATGTCGCCTACCAGTAAACCTCTACCCTCTGCCCTGTCAGCTTCAGAACCAGTCTTAACAGGGAACCTCCACCTAGCACCATCTACCCTGCGACCTCTACTACCAGTATTGTCAGACTTGAAGGAGAAGGACTTAACGTAGGAACCCGACCAGATAGGAGACTCATTTATAGCAAAGTTAGCCATCTCAGTGAAGTAATCTTCTAGCTGATCATTTGTAGCATCTTTAACCTGCTCCTTAATGTCATCAAGAACCTTAAGGTTGTTTATAGTGATCTGTGCCACAATTCTACTCCCTTACTTGACAAATGTAACAAACTATGTTATCACCACTATACAAGGTCTGTACGGAGATTACTCTGACTGTATCACCTATGCCTACAAACAAGTCACCTTCGTCAGGGCTAGGTAAGGTTGCACCTGAGGTATCATAAGCAGACACCAAGGCTTTCCTGTCACCTCTGACTATGTTATCTACAGTTATCTCTGTCAGTTTGTACTCTGCCATATAAGCCTTAACGGAGTAGTCTGTAGTCGTACTACTAACTGTACCTGTGCTAGGGCTGTAGGAGTCTGCTGTAACCTTCCTTAGGGTGACTGACCTACCAAACTCTCTGATTAGTCCTCGCATATCGTTACTGAGCATGGCGGCAACCTCTTAGCTATAACCATCTGTATCTTGGGGATTAAGGAAACGGTCTCTACGGAAGGCAGGCTCTACTCGGTCTGTATCACTACGGACAACGCCAACTCGGGTCTTACTAATGCCACCAGCTTTGATACCTATCTGGGCACCTGACTGTTTAGCTTTAGCAGTCAACTGTAGTGTCAAGGACGTATAATGCTTGTATAGGTCACTGTAGTGCGCTGTAAGCTGTCCATCCAACTCCAAGGTAGCCTTACTAGCATACTTAGAGGCTAAGGTACGAGCTACGTGAGAGGCTGTTATATACACGTTATTATTAGATTCAGACAGAGAAAAGTTAATCTCTTCATTCTGTACTTGCTGGTTGTCTGTATCGTTATCACCAACTAGGTAGCGTACAGTGTTTAGGCGACCTGAAGCTGTGGTCGTATTTAAGTCTGTCGGGTCATATGACCACATTTAATTGCCCTCCATAGAATTTGACTTCTTTCTGTTCAAGTCTCCACGTAAAACTTGAAGATTCCAAGGTACGTGTAAACCACACACGTTTTCCCCTTTTAGCGGTAAGATATGGTCTACGTGATATTCTTGACCCGTAACTTCCGTCATAAGTTTAGCAAGTTCATAAGTTCTAAGTATATGGGCTTTTTGAGGGCCGTTTAACCAAGGGGGTGCCGCTTGAAGTTTGTAGGCCCTCCGTTTGGCTTGCGCAGCAGCGTGTTTATCGGGGTTACTTTTTCGCCACCGTCTGCTGTAGGCGTTAACACGATCTCTGTTGGAGTCCTGCCACGTTCTCTTAACTTTAAGCCTATCTTCTGCGTCACGCCTATCGTAACACTCTTTAGCGTTTCTGATGGCACACTCTTTACACCACCTAGCGAGACCGTGAGGTTTGCCTTTGTGCTTATGAAAAGAGTCGAAACTTTTAACAGTATCGCACTTAGAGCAACGCTTCTCCATATCAGGTCTCCTAATTTATTAATCTTTTAGCACTTGATCTCGGAACTTGTAGTAGTCATCCTCAACCCAAGTATTCTTACGGAGCCACGAGCGAATTAGGCCACGCTGTTTATCGTCAATCTTAGACTGTCGGCATCGCTTGTCTTGGAACTCTTGTGCAGTAGAAGTTCTCTTCTTGACTACACCATTAAGGAGAGTTACCATAGTAAGCAGTTGCTCAGAGTTCATCTCACTGAGTCTGTCGCCAACCTTATTCTCTTTCTCTAATTCTGTGTTGTGATACAAATAACCAGCGGCATACATGGTATAAATCTTATACTGATCTAACCGACGCTCTTGCCAATTAAAATGTTCTCCTCTAGTCCAATTCTTATTGGCAGCACTAAAGGTGTTCTTCACGAATACGGGCCAGTCAACCTGAAACCCAAGGTATGTAGGGTGCATAATGTTTCCTAATTATATCTGTTACGGTATATTATAATTGGGTTGAACCCCAAGCCTAAGCTCAGGGTCCACCATTAGTAAGTAACTATTAAGCTACAATGTCTTTGAAGAAGTAGCCCAAGTCAGCACCGATAACCTTCATGTCATCCGAACACTTAACTTGGATCATCTCAGCAACCTGCTGGCGTTTCAGAGCATCGTCCGAGAAGGATTCAACTGTGATACCCAGACCACTAACACCGGGGATTGAGTCCCAAGTGAAGATAGCGCCCGAAGCTGGTGTCTTAAGGCCCATCGAAGAAGGCTTGTAGGCCAACATAGCGTGTTTACCACCGATGAATTCAAAGTTATCTGCAATACCCTCTTTAGCGTCATTGTAGACAGCTTCCATAACGAGGAACTGCTCAACTTCAAAGATTTCAGCCAACTTAGCATCTGTGATCAATGCAGGGTTAGAGACTGTAGAGCCACCATTCAAACGGGCAAGAATGTCAGGGTGGTTAATCAGGATGTCACGGACTTCCTTACCGACGACCATACAGTTAGGCTTGTAGCCGCCAGACTTAAGCTGCATCTGACGACGAGCGTTAGTCATGTCAACGATTGGAGTAGAGTTCGTGTAGTCCGACCAGTAAACAACTTCACCAGCACCAACGGAACCGGAAGCATCACCTGCGACCTCAGTACCCCAGACGCCAGTCTTGAAGAATGTGTCAGCCCAACGAACTTCACGGTCAATCAGGACTTTCTCAATCAAAGTATTAGCACCCTGAGAACGGAACTCCAGCATAGTGTCTTCGTTAGCAAGAGTTTGCTCATCAAAGTCCATACCAAGGCCACGAACTTCAGCGTAGTAGTTGTCATTCGAGATGGTCATACCGACGCGATTAACTTCTGTACGAGGTGCCAGAACTTTCACGTCACCGTGACGCATACCTTCACGGTCATACTTGTAGAATTTATTAGATTGCTTATCTACAGAGACAGTACCAAAAACTCGGTTAGCAACAAAGTTATCGAGGCTCTGGGCGTAAGCAACAGTAAGGTTAGTCAAAGGCACATCAAGGTGTACCTGAGAAGGGGTCAACATAGGCATAGTATTATTTTCCTTTAATTAGGTTACGCAGAAGCGTTGCCGCCTTGGATCAAAAAGATTTCAATCTTCTGGTTCACAACACCAGCTTCACGAGCGTAGCCCATGATGATGTCAGTAGAAGTTGCATCTACAGCACGACCAGTCGCGTCAGTAGCGACAGCACCACCATTAGTTACAGTGCCACCAGCTTCGACAATAACGGAGCCTGACACAGTGACAGTAACAGCGCGATTGTTTTCCTCTGCTACAGTAAGGACACCGATGCAGTTTTCACCAGCAGAGTCAGCCAGATCAACTTTACCGTCAGCCTCAAGAGTTACGAATTTGAATTGTGCAGTGGAGAGGTTTTCTCCAGATACAAAGGTGAGGTTATCACGCGATTGCATAGTAGCCATTAGTTAGTCTCCTTTATAGACTTGTGCGATAAGGGATTTACCTTCTGAGGTCTTAGCGACAGCCGCATAAGCCTTGGCGTAATCCTTCTTGGTCAGGCTGTTCTCGTCCATGTGAGCCTTAACCATGTGTTCTAGTTTGTCGTTAGCGGAAGCAAAGCTACCATCTACATCCGACTTACCAAGCTCTTCCATCTTATCTGAAAGGGCAGTATCAGCAGCCTTAAGAGCAGATTCGAGTTCTTCTTGGTTGTCTGACTTAGACAATGCCAACAGAAGGCCCTTAGCAGCATCTACAGCGAAATGTGGCA